GCGGCCATCATCCATTTTTGGCTGGCCTTTATCTAAAATAACGCGCCGATGATCAGCCACTACATCTTCACTCTCAGGCACGGTTATTAATTTGCTCTCGAGCGCAGCTTTATATTTAGGGAAAAATTGGTTGTACCATGGCCGAGATAACATCACGCAATCAATTCGGCTTTCGCCATAACGTTGCATGGCTTTTTCTGCCAACGATTGGCCATTACCTCGGCTATCAAATTTGCCGTGAAAAAACAGTGGCACATTATCGAGCAGGTAAAAGGTAATTTGCTCTTGGCAATCAAACGGAATGTTTCTTAACTCAATTAAAAATGGCGTGTGGTATTTAGTAGGGCTTTCTTGCTGCATAAGCCATTGCACACTTAAGTCACCGCTTCGGCCAAAGTCTTGCCCAAACACAGTTCGTTTACCTGGCATGGCATCAATTAACGGTTTAATTGTGTCTTTCAGCCAATCATCAATTATGCGTGTACGCTCAGGGTTCGTAACAAAATCATCAGGCTTTTCTAAGCGAACTACTTTGCTATCTGGGTGCTGGCAACGTTCAACCAGCATTCGATTAATGTAAACACCACCGCCTGCACTTGGGATCACATCAAGTTCTTCAGCTGCACCATCACCATAAAAGTCGTATATTTCTTGCGCCCAGGCATCTTCTTTTTCTTGAGTCCACTCTAAGCCCTTCATGGCACAAATGCGCTTATACAAACCTTGGCTTAGCGCTTCTCTAAATGTTGTGCGGTAAACCTTGTATGGTTTTTTGCCTGCGCGACATTCTTTAATGAGTAAATTAAATGGGTTTTCTTCACCATCATGGGTGCTGATAATGCGCACCTTACCGCCCCAAATTAACAGGGCAAAAGCGGCTTTAATAAGTTCATCTAAATTATCGTGGAATGCAGCTTCATCAAGTATCACGCGGCCTTGTTTACCACGTAAGTTTGATGGTCTAGAACTCAGCGCAATAATTCGAAAGCCACTAGCAAAACGAATTACATAAGTAAGAATATCCTTACCTTCATCAGTAATAATCTCTTCGCTTACGTCATCACACACTTCGTTAAAGCTTTTAGCCCAGTTCGCACAGTCACGAATAAACTCTTCGGCCATATCTTTGTTATAACCGATGTACCAACAATCCATGCCGCCAGCTGCTTTACTTGCCGCAGCATCAAGTACACTCGCTGCAGCCTCGCCCCAACTTAAACCAATCCGGCGCGACTTTTCATAAATGATAACGGGCGACTGGTCCCAAACATATTCAGCCTGGTACGGTAATAAAATCGATGTTAACTCTTGTGTGTCCATTGCCATTACAAACGCTCCCCAGCAATGGCACGGCGTATTAAGTCAATATTGCCAGAGCTTAAGCCTGCGGTTTTAGCTGCACTTTCAGCTTGCTCTTGTGCCTCGGCTAACGCTTGTTTTCGGGCTTTTTCAGCAATTTGTTTTTCTAGGTCAGCGTTATAGTTTGCACTGCGTTGCAACCGGCTAATACTTAAAACCAAATCACCTAGCGTTTCAGGATCAATCGGATCTTCTTGGCTCATTAAATTAGAGGTCGTTTTAAACGCAGCGCTTTGCAGTAGGTTCATTAACACTCGGCCAGTATCACCAATACTCGATAAATCGCATTGTTTGGATAGCGCTTCAACATAAGCCTGGCTTTGTTTAATATCGTGGCTAATTTGTTCAATACGCTTTTTCTCACGCCAAACCGTATTGTCATCAATTGACTCAACATCAGTTTGCTCACCACTTATGTTTGCCAGTTCATCGTTAATCGCATCGGCAATTTGCTGGCAAGTGTATTGCTTAGTGCCTAGCATCTCGCGCAGGTTTTCACGTATATGCTCAGGTAAGCGCTCAATCTTATTGCCGCGTGCCATGTTAGTTGCCTCCTGGTGCTGGGCGCTTAACACCGTCAACCGACTTACGGCCAGTAGCAACATCAGCGCCTTGCTCAGTAATTCGTGCAACCAAGGTTTTATCACCCACCACATCAATAGTGAGCAAACCCACATCTTCTAAAAAGCGCATATGGGCACGCACTCTATCGCGGCTAATATTGTGGCCATAGGTTGCTAATACACAGCTCAACATACTGCAGTTAGCGCTATAGCCTGCCGCCTCGTTTAAGGCGCGCAAAATAACTAAACGCTGATCAGCATCAAATAGGTCTTTCATTGTCCTCACCCTTAAAAAAGCGCTCATAAATAAACGCAATAACAAATTGGCAAAACGCAAAAACAAGCCAAAAACACACGCACATGAAAAAAAAGAACCCAGCGATTAACAGACAAAGTACAAACCACAGCTCTAGTTCATGCTCATTTCGCATTACTGTTTACCGGAGATTTTTGATTCAACAATCAAATTAAGCGGATGCTCAATGCGTTTTAAAAGATCATGTAAATGGTTATTTTCACCCTGTAGTTTGGCGACTTCTTTACTTAACGCACTGACATTTTGAGGTAAGTCTTTAACCTCAACTTCGATGCGTTGAACAGCCGCTTTGACTTCAGCAAAATCTTCATTCTTCACATACGTTTGCTCTACCGTTTGCAATCGCTTGTCTTGTGCCGTCACATCATCCTTGCTAGCAAATGATTTCTTAAGCACATACGCACCTACAAAGAAAAAAACCAGCACAGCTCCTTGCACCCATGGGTACCATTTAACTATTTGGTTCATATCATCCACGGGGGTTACTCCTATTTGTTTTTGCTGTATTTGCAATGCGGGCTTCGGCTTCAAGGCGAACACCGCTAATTGAGTGCCAGCCTTTTAAAAATGCATTAACTAAAGTGGGGTCGCCCACAGGGCAAATGCTCTGTGGGTCTGGGTTGGTACCATTTTGGTAAGTGCTAATGCGCGCTTCGCGACCACGCTTAACGTAGTGAGGATAACTTTTCATGCTGCCTCACTCATTTTAAGTTCACGAATAACGCGCTCGATGCGGTTTTCAAGCTTAAATAAGCGACGATGCCAGCCAAATAAAAACCCAATTTGGCTAGGATCATTAACTACAATGCGGCTGTATTTGCTGGCGCGGCGTGCAAAGTAGTCAACCATTAAGTTCGTTTGGTTTGCGTTAATGGCTGCAGCAAAGGTGCGTGAACCTAATATGCCATCAACCTTTACTCGCAATACTTGCTGCAAAAGCATATTGGCCAGTGGCACGCCATGGTTAATAGCTGAATCTAAATGCAACATGGCTAATTCATATAAACCATACTCAGCCAGTTCTTTAGCACGGCTACCGCGCCAAAAATCACGATGGTAAATGCGCATGGCTTGAGGCCATGTCAAATTAGCTATATCAACATTCGGGTAAGCAGCTTGGCTAATGCCATACCGCGTTCGCCCACCTTTGTCGGCGCTATGATCAGAGTCGCCTCCTTCTGCCTCATATATCCAGTCCATGCAAAATAAAAATGCACGGCTGTAATTCGGGGTAAGGTCGGCAAAGTTTTGTGTTTTCATAGCGCCAGTGTGGCGCTATTTGCTGGGGGGCTAAATTAAAGGGTTTTAGTAAAAGAGAGGGTTATTTAGCATCCAAGAATTTTGCTAAGTTTTCAAATTCAGGTAGAAGTGAAACGGTCAGTAAAGTTATATCTATGAAAGAAAGTAATTTTATACATTCTAAACGAGTAACATTTTTTTCTCGATATCTACCATGAATTAGCCAATGACGATTAATTGAAGGTTCCACACTGTTAAAAGAGTGACTCTTAAAATAAAAATTAAGTAGGTGATGTATATTATTTAAAAGAATATTAAGGTGAGTATATTCACCTGACTCAAGTCTACTGAATATAAACTTTTCGTTATATCTTGTCGGTTGCAAATCATCATTTAAAAACTTACTTAAAGCTCCTTCCAGTACTGAGAATTGAGCTAGAGCTGTAATTTGATATTCACCTCTTGAAAAAGCATTAAATGCTTCTCTTAGTAGAATTTGATTACTCTTTTCAAGTAACTTCTCACTCATCTCCAACAAATCAGCTTGGAGATTGTCAATGTTTTCTTCATACAACTTTTCGAAAGATGAATGGATTTGGCTTTCATCATAATCTAAAAAATCATCACCCTCATAAATTGATGGTACCGACCATCCTAATTTACCTAATTGCTCTGCCTTACTTAAATAAATTGGATTAACTAGATTTTCGGATATGATTTGTGTTCTCTTTTTTTCCAATTTGTCACACTTCCCTTTTTAATTTGATTGGAATCTCAACTTTTTAAATGATTAGCTCATAGTCTTTTTTACTATTCTGACTTAACAATATCACCACCTGTGCTCTTCACCCTTTTATGTAATGACTTAATTTGCTGTTGCTGTATTTCCAAGCGCTGTTGATTTAGTTGCATATTTTGGTTAGCTATATAGGCCAAATATGCAGAGACACTAACAGCCACTAATGATAAGAGAAAAGAAGAACCTGCAATCCAGCGCATTAATGTATTGTGTTTATGAGTATCGTTATGCCTGCGTTCAGCGTCATTATGAGCTTCAATTTTTAGAATAAGCTCAAGCCCATTAGCAGTAAAAATATATTCTTTACTAAATAACTTAGTATCTTCTTTTTTCTTGGTTATAGAATCAAATAGCCTTTGCTCTTTGTAAAAATGCTTGTCATAAACCAAGTTATCTTTGATCAATTTTTCAAATGTTGATATGACATACTTGTGTTTTTTTTCGTAATCCAAATCTTTATAGTCAATATCAAGTAACTTCAAAAATTCATCTATTTTTAGCATACAACTTGGATATCTGTTTAATGTAGTAGGATATTCAGGAACGCTAAAAGCTGTGTTTTTTCTTAAAAATATTAATATCTTTTCAACTGGATAACGACTTACATCCTCTGTGCTCATAAACTAATTCTTTCCTATGCATTTCGTTTAGTAGTTTTTAATTCATGATTTGCTATGTTTACGCGCTTTGTGACAAGGACAAAAAGAGCATCAATTTTAACTTTTATTTTTCAGTTACCTGTTTTTACCACCTTAAAGTTAATACCCATAATATTTATTGCTAAACCTAACAGTGATGGGGGCACCATCTTGTTCACATGTGATACTAATCTTAAGTTTTTCGTTATGATCATAATAAACAGTTAAATGAGTCATTGCTGATTGCCATTCCAAATCAGATTCATTAACAGCCACAGCATTGAGCATCACAACAGGATCAAAATGTTCACGCTGTTTACACGGTACTGTTTCAAGCATTTGCACCTCAGAATATGTGATAATACCATCTGTCGCTTCATAAAAAATTCGGTGCTTATCCGAAACAAATTCAATATTCCCAAACTCATTTGGCTTTACACCAATGATGTTACTAACAGTATCAACAGCAAAGCCATGATATTTGTATGGGCGAGTAAATTCAGAATCTACAAATGATATTGGCGGGGGTGTTGGTATCGCAGCAACAGGCGCTTGTTTTGTTTCTTTACCACACGCTACCAACATAGCACTTATTAAAAATGCTAAAATAAAATGCTGTTTGCTCATATCTAATTCCTTTTAAATTAATAGGCTACGTGTTTATAAATCAAAGCTCAAATGAATACTCTAAAAATTGGCATCGTTCACCTGCTTACAAAGACTATCAGACGGTTACCACTGAATAAGCATTAAACGACTTTACTTTTTACACTTAACAATTCATAAAATCGAATGTGGAAAATAAACCATAATGTTTACTTTATGCACATTCACTATTACAAATCCTTCCCCATCCATACTACTCGTCCAACTATATGTAGCTGCTCCAAGCTTTCTTTTGGTACAAATTGGGGCTCGTATGCCGGATTATCTGATAGTATTTTAATTCCACCAGTAAACTGCCTTTGCAAGCGTTTAACCAACAAATGACTATCTAAATCTATTACATATATACCATCCACAAAGTTATCTAAAGGAGATGTATCAACTACTAAAGGCTCTCCACTGAGAATAGTTGGGTGCATACTATCTCCCTTAGCTGTTATAACCACTAAATTATTTTTATTTAAGTTTCGCTTAGATAACCAATGGCAATCAAACACCATACTTTTTTCAGTATAGGCCTCATTTACAACTATTGAACCGTGACCAGCTGAAGCTTCCACATCAACTACTGGTACATAAAACAAATTCGAAGGAAGAAAATCTGCCCCATCAGACTCGAATAAAGGTTTCACTTTCGAACCCTTCACCATCTTTGCTTCATTTTCAAACTTTTTTGAGCTCTCGCCAGTTACTACAAAGTGAATATCGAAACCAATCTTCCCTAGTTCTGCTAGCTTATCTGATGGTATCGGAGAGCCCGATTCCCACCGGTAGTATGTGACCTTACTTACACCTATAGACTCAAAGACATCCTTTTGCTTTAGGTTAAGCCTTTCTCTTTCTTGCAACAAAAAAGGTTTCATATATTTATCTTTACTGTTGACAGGGTTCATATGTGAACCCTATACTTGACCCGAATCTTAACCAAACTCTTTTATGTACTGTTCACCAAAACCACATAAAAGAGTTACTTCAAAAGGTAATGTACTATGAAAGCACAAGAAATTAAACAAGCTATTAAAGCTAAAGGTTATACCCTTTCAATGCTTGCTGATGCGCTAGACGTCAATCTTGCTACTGTTTCTGGCGTAGTTTGTGGGCATACACAATCTCTTCGCGTTGCAAAAGCCATATCTAAACTCCTTGATAAATCTGTTGAAGAAGTTTTTCCACATGTTGAATCATATTCTCGCCCTAGGTTTTTAAAAGGTGAGCAGAGACAACAAGGTGTTGAAGAGCTTAAACAATTACTCGCCTCATAAGGCTTAAGTAACCAGTTAAGAACTAAGTCAACCAAAGGACCAGAACCATGATTAAAATTCGCTCGTCGCTGCTCACACAACCACAGCAAGGTCAGCAACTGATTACTACGCTGCTTATAAAGTGTGCGCACAGTAATGCGCCGCTCCATATAGCGCTTGCTACTCAAGTCAATAATCAAACGCTTAAGTGTTACAGCACTACAAGCCGTAAAAGTAATGTTGGGCATTGGTTTATCGTCAATACAGAGCCAAACCAACACGTTTTGTACAGTGTAATTTTGCATGTTTTCCCCTCGGGTCACGGTGTTTTATTCAGCCTAGTGTTAAGGGGTATTAAATGTGAAGTTCTAAAAATTGTTTATTTTTGGAATGTGGTTTTTGCCTGCTCAAGCTTGCAAATTGGAGCATGTTATGACTAAGCCAAAACGCCGTCAGTGGGGCCGTATTGTTGCGCGAAGCCTGCCTGAAGCCCTCCAGCTATGTAAAGAGCATGCACAAGCGACACGTCAAATGAGCGTACCACGTATTGCAGACCGCACAGGTATTAGTACTGATATGCTTTATAAGCATTTAGGCAGCGGCGATATGCCCACCAGCTTACTTATTCCTTATATGGCAGCTACTGGGCGCGAATACCCGTTAATGTATATGGCACATAGCCTAGATAAACTCATTGTGGATATGCCCAAAGGCAAAAAGCCTAGCAGCAGTAACCTTACACATTTAAATCAATTCGCTAATCAAGTGATCGGCATGGTTATGCAGCTAGAAGAAGGTGCAGGCAATGCACAATATGTCGCAGAACAAATCGTGCTGCTTATGCAACAACTCGCCTATCAAAAACTTGAAGCTGAAAAACTAGATGAACCGCAAACAAGTTTTGACCTTAGCCCCGATCCAGAACGCCTCTAATTAAGGAAAAGCCATGACCATCAAAGACCAAGATCTATCTAAAAAGCGCTTTTTTGTCCAAAAAACAACCTTTTCAAATAGAAAAGAAAATTTACAAAACACGATTTTACTAACTCAGCCTATCACCACAGAGCAGCTTGATATAAAGGTGTCAACGTTCACTTTGCAGTGCAACTGCTGTAAGCGCACTGAGCACGGCACCATACCTAATAAATCCTTTATAGCAGCGGCTAACTATATGGGTTGGCGACAAGTTAAAACCAGCCATATCGACATAGATAGCGCCTGTCCAAGCTGTGTAAGAGAGCTAAAAGAGTTTTATCAAACTCAGCAGGTGCCAGCATGAGCGAACAATACCTATCAACCACCATGCAACGTGGTTTGAACGCTATTAAGGCGTTAAGTGGTCATGAAGCAGACGGTATGCGCCCTGGCGAACTAGCCAAGCGTATGGGTATCAGCCAACCACAAGCAACGTCAGTTATTAAAAATCTGATCCATGCAGGTTTTGCTGAGCACTGCCCATGGGACCAAAACAAAGTACGTTTGGGGCCTGCCCTTATCACCATCGCCAACAGCGCACAACTGGCGATTAATCAGCGTGCTATGCAACTTGAACAAGATCGTAAAAATTACGGAGCAATCGTATGACAACCGAATTATCACCCCAACAACAGCAAGCTACAGTCGAAGCGACTAAGATACTTGCCTCGAAGCAAGATTCACTTCTACAACTTGGTCAAATTCAAGCTTTCAACTTTATAGGAAAACTCGTAACTGTTACGGAGTTAAAGGTTGTTCAACAAATAAAAGAATCTAAGAGTTACAAAGGACTAACTTATTCTAATGAAAATGGCGAACTCGTAACAGTTACGACTTGGGACGAATGCTGCAAACATTTTTTGCACACCGATTCGCAAAATATAGATAACCGACTTCGCAATCTTCAACAGTTCGGTGAAGAATTTTTCGAAGCAGCTCAGCAAATGAAGTTAGGTTACCGCGATTTAAGAGCATTACGTCAATTACCAGAAGAAGCCCAAACGCTTGTTATGGAGTCTGAAGCAGTAGAGACAGGTGACAAAGAGGCGGTAAAAGAGCTAATTGATGACCTAAAAGCGCAGCACAAAAAAGAGTTAGATGCCGAGAAGCTAAAAACCAAAGAGTTAGACTCACAGCGCCAAGTGGCTATTCGTATGCGCGACGAGTACCAAATGAAAGCCATGGACTATCAAACAGAACTTGAAAGCACCAAGTTCAAAGCCGATGCCTGGAAAGACCAAACTAAACACCTGTTATTTGAAGCCACTAAGTATGAAAGCAATGCTGTTGAATCACTTAGCCGTTTAATGGCCTTACGTGATCACTTTTTAGATAACGACGATTTATCGCCACAAGTTGTTGAGCACCTTGCTGCTGGTTTACTGCATAGCTTTAAGACCTTAGCAGAAGACTTTGCGCAAGCTTGGCTTGAAACATCAAGCATTCTTGAGGGCTACCTACCAAAAATGCGCCCAAGCCTTGATGTACTGCAAGAGCTAAACGACAGCGCCATGAGTAACGAGGAGTAAGCATCATGGCTGACGATATTTTACTTGGTTTTAAACAGCGAATCGAAAACGCAAAGCACGGCGAAAAAGGCAAGATTTTAGTTGAAGCTAAAGAGCGCCTAGGGCTAAGTAAAGATGCCTTCTACCGTGAGTTAGCAAAACTCGGTTACAGCAGTGGCCGTAAAGCGCGAGCTGACAAAGGCCAAAGCAGCCAAGACCCTGAAAGCCTCGATAAACTAAAAGCCATGCTGGCTGTAGGCAGCCGTAAAAATGGCAAGCAAATCGTTGAAACGCCAAATGCTATGAGCATTTTAGCAGCCAATGGCTGTGAGTTTAAAAGCGCAAGCACAGTGCGTAAGTTATTACGTGAGCAAAACGCCACAGCAAGAATGCTTAACCAAAGCACAGCACATGTGCAGTTACGTAGCCTTTATCCAAACCACGTACACCAAGTAGATCCAAGCTTATGCTTAATTTACTACCCGCCTGGTGGCAAAAAAGGCCGTGTTCAGCGCTTTATGAGCGATGACGAGTTTTATAAAAACAAGCCAGAGAACCTTGAAAAGATAAAGAACCTACGCGTTTGGCGCTATGTTCTTACCGATCATTACTCTGGTGCAGTTCGTGTTCGTTATTACGAAAGCGCGGGTGAAACCATGGCAAACCTATATGACTTTTTGCTGTGGTGCTGGGGCTTACACAATGATGAAAAGTGCCCAATGCGTGGTTTACCCGACATTTTAGTAATGGATAAAGGCTCAGCAAACACCGCTGGGGCTGTTATTCGCGCACTTGATGCACTGAGTGTTGATGTAATTGATCACGAAGTGGGCCGCGCTCGCGCGAAAGGCCAAGTAGAAAACGCGAACAACTTAGTTGAGAAGCTATTTGAATCACGTTTGATGTTTGAGCCTGTAAACAGCGTAGCAGAACTAAACGAACGTGTTATTGCATGGCAAAACGCATACAACGCCGACCAAATACCTAACTATTCAGCAAAACACAGCCGCCATGGTAAAGGCCGTTATGAGTTTTGGATGAAACGTATGGCACACGGCAAAGTACGTGACCTACCAAGCGAAGACATTTGTCGTTGGTTGCTTACTCATAAAGAAGAAACCCGCACGGTTAAACCAGACCTATCGATCACCTTTGTACACCCTACTGTTAAACGCAGCCAAAAATATGCGCTTGATGGTTTGGTTGGTATTTACAAAGGCCTAAAAGTACTTGTGCTGCCTATGGCGCTCTCTGAGCGTGGCGAAATTTTAGTGTACTGCAAGTATCAAGGCGAGCAGCAAATACACACTGTTGCACCAATAGAAGTTGATGATGCGGGCTTTGATATTACTGGGGCTGTGATTGGCGAACAAATGAAAGCGCCTAAAGACACCGCCATTGATACTGCTCGTAAACAAGCTGAGCGTGATGCTTACCCTGGCATGAGCGATGAGCAAATAGCAAAAGCCAAACGCGGCAAAAAAGCGGTGCCTTTTGGTGGCGCACTCGATGCGCATAGCCATTTAAACGAACTGCAAACACCGGACTTTATGCGTGTTCGTGGTGAGCAAGTTGATACAGGCCTGCAGCAACCAACTAACCGATTAAGCGGTGTTGCTTTACGCAAAGCCATTGTGGCCAAGCGCGGCACACCAATTACCCCCGAAGAAAAAACATACCTTGCTGATCGCAGTATCGAGGCAAGCCAATTACCTAGCTTACTTGACGAGCTAGCAACCTTAGACAAACCAAACCACTTAAACGTGGTTAATTTTACCCGTTAGGAGAACCACCATGGGATGCAGTAAAAAACATCAACTACGCAAAGCAGAGCGCGCACCGTTTAACGTTGTATCTGGCCGTACACGCACAGTGTACATGGTGCATGTAAAGCTTATTGATGCAAAGCGCTGGACTGAACTTGCCGACGAAAAAGGCCAGTACATTTTCAATGACGAAAAAGAACGCGACGAGTTTTTTGAGCGCGTACTCGCCACTTATCCAAACCAATACAGGAAGGTGGCATGAACGAACCTAATGAGCACAAAAAGAAGATCAGCCAAAAGACCTGGAAGATAAAACTAGGCCGCATGATGGCGAACCGCAATATCACTTACAAGCAGTTAGTGCAGTGGTTAGACCTACATGTAGATGTAAAAACCAGCGAAGCAACGCTGAACAAAATTGTGACTAAGTCTGAATTTCCTAAACGCGAAAAAACCCGTGAAGCAGTTAAACGCGGCCTTGAGCGCTATGCAATTGAGAATGGCTTAGTAACCGAAAGCAACGTTTACCAAATCTATTTGGATGATCCACACAGCAATTCAGTAACCACTGGCAGTCAGTGGAAGCATAGCAATAAAACCAGACGCCTGATCATTGGTCATGAAGATTCAATTAACGGGCACATTGTATTTGAAACACCGGAGGCAAAAATGCTTACACCACGAGCAAGACAACATTTTAAGGTTCTTAGCGACCCATGGGATAACGAGATTTACAGCATTGATCACGTTTACTTAGGCACACAGCAACGTTATGTAATTGAGTCAATTATCAACTGTGCAAAAGTTGGTACCTTAATGGCGATTGTCGGTGAGTGCGGCAGTGGTAAAACAGTGATGATGAACTTTACCATTGAAGAGATACGCGCAAAGCATCCGAACATTCGCGTTATTCGTCCTGCCCGTATCGATAAAAAACAAATAGCGTCAAACACCATAAGTGAGGCTATTTGTCGTGAGCTGAACATTTCTAAGTTGCCACGTAGTAGCGAAGACCGTGATGCGATTATTCGTGAAGAACTAACGCGCAGCTGTAACGCTGGCAACCGCCACATTTTGCTTATTGATGAAGGCCACCGCTTAGATGAAGAAACCATTAAGCAATTAAAAGTGCTGTGGGAGTTGAGCGAAGGGTTCACTAAGTTAATTGGCATTTGCATCATCGGCCAAACCGAACTCGACAAAGTACTTAACTCAATGAACGTGCGCGAATTTGCATACCGTGTAAATAAGCTACAAGTGCCGCCGCTTGGTACCGAGTTAAAAGAGTACATCGATCACAAACTCAAAGCCGCCAATCTGGTACCAGAAAAAGTGATAGAGCCTGCCGCTATCGAAAAGATGCAACAAGCACTACGTGGTATTCGCAAGTTTGGCCGCACAACAGGGCGACCAGATGAAATGGTTGATATGAGTTATCCACTCAACGTTAACACGCTAATGAAAAACCTAATGAACGAAGCCGCTGATGTAGGTGAAGAGCGTATTACGGCTGAGTTAGCTGAAGAATACGTGAGGGTTTAGTTATGGATTCTCGCATTCTTAAAAAAGTTCGTCAGTGTTTAGCGCTTGCCAAACAGGCAACCAATGAGCACGAAGCAGCTGCGGCTATGCGCCAAGCACAAAACTTAATGCGCAAACATAAGATTAGCGAAAGCGACATTGATTTTAGCTATGTACAGCATGAACGCGTTGAAACGGATTGCAAAAAAGTAGTGAGCTACCACGCTGCTTTATTGCATTTAATCAAGCGTGTATTTGGTGTGCGCTTTGTAATGTCGTCAAGTTTGTTTAGCAATTCTGAAGTCTCATTTATTGGTATTAACCCGCAACCAGAACTAGCCAAATACTGCTACGAGGTACTTTGGAGCAAGTTAAAACAAACTCGCCAAGAGTATGTAAAGCAGCAACCTAAACAATGTAAGCGTGCAACAAAAGTAGCGCGAGGCGACCGCTTTGCCGAAGGCTGGGTGTTTGGTATTGCTCGCACGGTTGAAGAGTTTGCTCTTAGTGAAAAAGAAACGAGCATTATTGAGCGTTATATGGCGCAAGAGTTCCCCGACCTAACCAGTTCAGCAACTTTAAAACGTGGCAAGAAAGCTAATACCAAAAAGGCTGTACTCGACGGCATAGCTGCAGGCCGTCAAGAGTCTTTGCATCGCCCTGTTAACGGACAAGAGCACCAGAAACTAAACCACAACTTAGGAGCTTAACATGGCTTATTTATCAATTACTGAGCTTAACAAAGCACTACTAAGCCAGTTAGAAACAGAGAAAGAACGTGCAAAGTACTTGCTTCAGTTTGAAGTGACTACCCGCGTAACTATCGAGAACCTAACACCAAAAGCACAAGCTGTTATTGGTGATATTGGTTTGCCATTCACAGGCGATGACGCACAACAAGTTATAAAAGATGCGCGTGCCTGGCTTCAAGAGAAAGCAGCTTGAGGAAGTAACCATGAATAGTGCAACAGCCCAAATAAGCACTCAACGTTTTACCCATTCTACCGCGCCAACAATTTATACCATTGCACAACTTACTGAGCTGGTTAATGGCGAGATTTTATCGGGCCGTAAGCAAGATGCGCTTAATACCTTAGCGCAATTGCAAGATGCGACCCACAAACTTGAAAACCAAATCCATTACATGAAGGATGAAAGCCATGGCTAAACAACCAAACCGCCGCGTAAAGTCAGACGATATGCTGTCTGTGAGCAGCTCAGAAGAACTCGAGCAAACGATTTTTCGGATTGGCCAATTGCAAACTGAACTAGAAATTGCCACAGCTCACACGAACCAAACTATTGAAGATGCCAAAGCGTCTTTAAAAGATAAAACAACGGCGATCAACAACGAAATTAAAGTACTGAGTAAATCAGCACAAATTTTCTTTACCGCAAACCAGCAAGACATAGTACCTGCAGGTAAAAAGTCACGTGTATTTGATGTAGGCGAAATTGGCACTCGCACACCACCGTTATCAGTAACAGTGAAGAACGGCCAAGATGTGATTGATGCTCTTAAAAAGCTACAAGAACAACTTAAGCTATCAGATCTACTCAGCGTTAAAACATCTGTTAATAAGCCAGGTCTTATCAAGCACCGTGAAAAAATTAAAGATATTCCAGGCATCACATTTAACCAAAAAGAACAGTTCTTTATTAAACCTGTTCATGTGCCTATTGAGCACCTAACTGAAACGGAGCAACCAGCATGAGTACTGAAACATTTAAAGTGCGTGTGAATGGTGGAGCTATGTTTTCGTCTCCCTCATATAAAAAATCGCTTAAGAGTTTCAACAAAGCGAAAATCAATAATGCAGGATCAAAGGTTGAGTTTATTAAAGAGGAAACCTTAGCAGTGCATCAACCCATTAGCCAATCTGCTTAACGATTAGCCGCCTTCGGGCGGCTTTGGAGGACCAATGAAAAAGTTAATACAATTAATCCAAATTGCTAAGCGTGATCTGAATATGGAAGACGATGTTTATCGCGCCAACTTAAAAGCTTGGGCTGGTTGTGACAGCACCACTCAAATGGATAAAAAGCAGTTAGACAAAGTAATCAAAGGCATGGAAAAGCTCGGCTTTAAAAAGCAAAAACCTGTTCGCCGTAAAGTAGACCAGGCATTACTTGATAAAGAGCCATTACTTAAAAAGCTTGGTCAAGTTTGGACAGTAATGAAAGCCCATAAGTTGATCGAGAACGGGAGTTACATTGCTCTTGAAAAGTGGGCTGCTAAGCAATCAAAAGGCTTAAATGATGGCAAAGAGATTGAGCGACTAGATTGGATGGTACCAATAGCCAACCAGTTAATTGAGCGCCTTAAACGCTACCACTTACGCTTAATGAAACAAGCAATGATGGTTAAGATCCCCGCTGTTTTACGCTACTACAAAGAGCTAAAAACAGATGAGCTTGATGAACCTAGCGAAATGTTTGCTATTCAAACCAAGTTACAAGCTAGCCGTTTAAATATGCCTACACACATGCAACGTGTTCGCTATTTAGACTTGCTACAAGCTTATGAAGACTGCAACGAGTTTATACGCCGCTTTGGTAAGTCTTCAGATGACATAAAGGGAGTTAGTAATGCAAAAGCTCGCTAAATGCCCGCATTGTCGTGGTCTATTAGATATATCTGCAGTAGCTATTAATAAAGCATCTGACGAGCTGCTTTGCATTTATACAGCATTACCAGGTCAAGCAAGTACTGCGCTTGCTAATTATGTTCAATTGTTTACGCCTGATAAGTCAGACCTATCGAGCGCTAGACAATTAAAAATTAGCAAAGATGTTATTGAGCTAACCAAAGAGTTTGATTTAGCAGTATTCACCCAGTCATTAAACATTACCGTTACGAGTATTCGTGATCATTGGCAACGCCATGGCTATCGACGTATGGGTGATGATCATGCCTACCTTAAAAAGGTGCTTGAGACTGAGCAGCAAAAATTTATTCAGAGCCACCCTAAGCAAACCGTTGTATCTGCTAACAAGTCAATCGAAGTTAGAACCGAACGACCAGAAACGTTAGAAGAGTCAACCCGCAAGTGGCAAGAGAACATAGCAAAATACCGGAGGTAACATGAGTGGCAAAGCGCAAACAGCTGAAACTCTATTAGTACTCCTTGACTCGATAGAACGTAAGCTTTTAGAGAATAAAGTCGATGAAGAACAAGCCACAAAATTGGCTACATTAATAGTCGATGACTTTCGCCACCAGTGTGGTGGTATGAGTGTTTATATCCCTAAAGGTGTTGGGCTTGATGCCATACTTAAGCACAACCAAATTTACCAAGACTTTCGCGGTAATAACCACACAGAGCTTGCTAAGAAATATGGATATTCTGAGCAACGCATCTACCAAATTGTTCGGGCCATACATGCAGCTGAATCAAAACGCATACAACCTGAACTATTCTAACCAACCAATTAGCCCCGAAAGGGGCTTTTTTATGGCAAAAATTAACCTGAATTTTCCCTGTTGTTTTTTTATTCAAGTGGTACATTTATATAAACGCATTGAACAGGGGAAGATCATGAATGCTGAACTAACAAAACAATTCGCAAAGAACTATATTGAACTATTCAATAAAACAGAGCCTGAGTTGCAAGCACAGCTAGAACAAAGCCATTTGGCTACTTTAGATAAAATCAAAGCAACAATGTCTTCAAAAGAAGCCTCAGAGTTCATGGCTATTCATGATGAAATCGTCAATGATCATATAGCACGGCTAAATGCTCAGGCTGATATGTACAATGCTAAAGCTAAAGCAATAGAAGCTGATACTCTAAGAATTGAAAATGAAACAGAAGAAAAAGAAAGAGAGGCTTTGCGGATATTTTTCAGTATTGCTGCTATATTTATTTTTATCTTCTCGGCTATCTATTTTAATAAATAAAAAGAGGCGTTTTGGACTTTCATTATTTTAAAGACTGTTCAAAATGCTATCCCACTAAATCCCAAGTCATCCCAGCCTATCCCGTATTTTTCGCGATTTTTATTATTTAGTTTTCTTAACTTGGATCATCTACAGGCAACAAAAAGCCCGACTCTTTCGAATCGGGTTTCTTTAATTAGGAGCCTGGCGATGTCCTACTTTCACATGGCAAATGCCACACTATCATC